AGTTTGAGTTGCATCAACCTTAGAGTTGTTACCGTATACCGGCGTACCATTTGCCGAAATACCAGTAATGTTAGCACTCTTTGCACCAAGCATTGCTGTGGTTACAGGGAAAAGACCGTCTGCTGACAACCCTGCGTCACCCTTCAATAGTTCTCCAGTTTCCTTATCACGCAATGCCAATGTGATAAGCTTCAATCCTGCAATAGCCATAAAATGTAATTCCTTTCAATAAAAAATGAGCCAACCGTTATTGGTCAAGCTCATCAAGTGTTAGTGTCTTATTTACTTCGATATTTTTAATCATTTGTTGCCCATCGGTTTGGCTAATATCCAAATACCGTGGCTGACTGTCCGTGATACGCCATTCCTTGGCTTCTAAGGCCTTGTACAGCGTTATCTCTTTACCAATAAGGTTCTCTTCGTCAAGCCCGTAGAAGACTTGTAAACGATACCCAAAGGCCATCTCATTGAACGTGTTACCACCGTATGTCGTGATGTCTGAGTTGCTCTCAGTAATCAGCACTTGGGTGACATTCTTATTGTCGATAACTTCCTCAGGAATAGCATAAAAGTATACTTGCCAATCAGGGAAAACCGAATGAACCACGTTACTAATTTCTTCCACTGGTGTCATTGTTTGTTACTCCTATCGATAATCTGCTTGTATACCTCTGCTTGTGCTTCAACAATCTTAGCCTGCAACTGTGAGTCGTTACGTAGGTTATCGATTGCATGGTCACCGTTGATAGCAACCTGGCCACCCTTCTTATACTTACGTCCTGTTGCGGTATACATTGGAAACTTCGTACCATTCTCAATGAAATTAGCGATGTATGCCTTATCCTTTGAGAACCCAACTGTTGAGCTACCATTCTTCATGCCGTCTACATTGGTGTTCTGCGCCATAACTGAATCAGCCAAGTGTGGGTCTTTACCAGTCTGCCTGTGTCGGTAGTGATTAGCCTTGTATTCAGCTTCAAGCTCCTTAGCAAACACATCAGCGCCTGCCTTAGTAACCTTTTGCTTATCCTCAACCGTCATCTGTGTTGATACTGCTTCAGCATCTTCAATGAAGGCGTTCAGAATGTCCTCAAGTGATTGTTCTGCCATACCTATGCCCTCCGCTTCAATGTAACGAAGTCATACGTAATAATTGCATTACTTTCATCTGGGCTGTATTGCAAAATGTCGTACATCACGCCGTCAATCTGGGCTACCTTAATACCTTCCACAGCGGTGTTATGGCGTACCACGATTACCTTAGTATTATCGAGTGCTGTACCTTGAATTTGATACTGTTGGTTCAACGTGCGGAGTTTAGGTGCACACCATACACTGAACTGTTCCACAAAAATTTTATGAATAGAACCATTATTAGCATTCTGTTTAGATTCCACACTACCAAACGCGACCTTACGATTGAACTCAGCTGCCCTCATGTTGTTCCTCCCATTCTGCATACTTACCACGCAATTGGCCAACAATAGAATTAACCGTAGCATCCATACCAATGGCTCTAGTTTCTGTCATACTGATGCGGTACGTGTATAACGTGCCGGCATAGGCATAGACAGCAGTTTCGTAACGGTCAACAACAGCAGGTTGAGCATAGAAATTGCCATCCGTTCCAATTGAATCCTTGATGTAATTTTCAGCTGCAGACAAGTAGCCATTGATAATTGCGTCATCGTCTGCAATATCAACGCGCATTAGTGTCTTGAATTGTTCAATATTGACCGTCATTTAACTCACCTGCCTACTAAGCTTGCGTTCCGGCTGCAGCAGCTTGTTGAACAGTCTTTGCAGGTTGGTCAGCAATAGCCGTGAATGACCCCGCCACAAATGCATCGGAATCGGTTGTCTTAACATCAAAGCGATCAATAACACGTAGCTTCGTCAAGTCCTTTTCAAAGGCACCGCCACCGATGTTAGTTGACAACAATGACATATTTTCACGGTCAAACAACGTTACAGCTTGCTTCAAGTCACCGAAGTACAAAGGCATTGCACCCTTGTTTGAAGGCAACCACTTGTCAGCGATTTCGATTACTTGCTTACCCTCAATCATGTAGTTTTCAGGTTGAGTAACATCACGTTGCAACAAGTAACGTCCGTCTGCGTCCTTAACCGTTGCCAAAACAGCAATACCAGACGTGTTAGTCATGAAGAATGACGTTGCACGGATAGCTGGGTCAACAGCAGTCAACGCCATCTTCTTGATGTCATCGAACGTTGCCAATGTTGGCTTAGTTGGTGCTGCGTTCATAGCAGCGATGATGGCATTGTTACGCGTAACAACAACCTTCTTCGCAATCCATGATGACAACCATGCCAAGATGTTTTCTGCCGTATCCTTCAACAACGTGTTGGTTACCGTCGTGATACCTGCATAACGCTTAATCAAGTACTTGACGGTTGATAGCTTAGGGTCGTCGTTGTCGGCAATTTCACCATCTTCTGCATCCAAGTTAGTCAATGGCGTGATGTCCGACCACTTCTCGAATACACGTGAACCGTTAGGCGTTCCAACCTTTTCAACGTTGACGTATTGCTCCAATGAATCATATTGACGCTTCAACGTGTTGATAGCCGTCTCAATGTCTTGTGGAATCGTCAAACCAATTGCGTTTCCATTATCGTCAGTTGATGATGAAACCAAGTTGACCACCTTTGGGTCATTCTTCATCATTCCGACAAAGTCCTTAACAAACTTGTCCTTGATATTGACCTCTTCGTCGTTCAATGGCTTCTTGCCAGCGTCTGGGTCGTTCAAAACTGCATGTGCTTGGTCTTCAACGGCACGATCATAGTTGTCCTTCGCCAAGTCACGCTTAGCCTTTGCAACTTCGATGTCGTTCTTAATTGAGTTAATAGCGTCAACGTCTGCTGCGTCGTCGTTTACCAACAAAGCCGCCTTGTTTTGCAAGTCAGACAATCGTTGTCCAGCCTCAACCCATGCGTTGTTCAATGCTTGAATATCCATATGTTTTTACCTCGTAAATTTATTTGTCTAGCAAAATAGCCAACTTGCGGGCTTTCAAATCGTCCACAGGCTGGATATCAGTCTTGTTGTTAATTTCTTTTTGCTTATCATTAGCGATAATATTCATCAGCTTGTTAATGGCTGACTTAGGTGGCAATGCAGCTTCCAGTGAATTAGTCACTAGTGGCGCATTTTCATCTACAAACATGATGCTGTCTGCGAAACCTTGATTAACTGCATCTTGTGCGTTCAACCATGTTTCATTAGACATCATTTGCAACAAATCAGCTTGTGACTTACCTGTCTTTAGTTGATAGGCATTCGCAATTGACTTATCAGTGTTGTCTAGCATTGCTGATGCACTGTCCATGTCATCAGAGTTGCCATCTTGGGTAGTTGATGCCTTGTGAATCATCAATTGAGCGGTTGGAGCCATATTCACCGTGTCGCCGGCCATCGCAATTACAGATGCAGCACTAGCTGCTAGTCCTTGCACATTGACCGTGACGTTGCCTGGATATGCCTTCAACTCTGAATAGATTTCACTGGCTGCGAACACGTCACCACCAGGCGATGAAATATTCACCACAACATCATCAACTTCACCATCGTTCAATACATCTGCTACTGACTTAGGACTTGTATAGTCCATACCAAAGTAGTCGTAAAACCATGCGCTATCGTTATCCATGACAGCGCCCTTGACGTTAATTGTCTTCATCTTCCTTTTCACCTCCCTTCATTGTTGGGTTAGGCATAATTGCAACCGGCATATCATTAGGCAAATAGCCTTGGTTTCGCACCAAATATTCGAACTGGTTTTGGCCCATTGCACCTTGCTTAACCATATTTGCAAGCATTGCAAGATAATAATCACCCATTGGGTCAATAGCTGGTCGCACGTCTGCCGTAATGTTCGCTGACAACTTAGTGTTTAACTCACCAACAACGGCACTCACAAAGCGATTAAGCGCGTTTACGTACAGTCCTTTGATTTGGTCAAGTGACGATTGTTGGTCGCCTGTACCGTTCAAATAACTGTCTGGTACGCCATAAACCTTGGCAATTTGGGTCGAAGTCCAATTGACCTGTCCCAAAAGTGCTGCAACATTGCTTTTGATTTCTAACGGCTTAAAATCTTCCAAATCATCAAGCACAATTGGTCCGCCATTTGAAGCGCTGTATTGACTCATGAACTGCTTGGAACGTGATGCCTTGGTTTTCCAGTCAAGCAAACCGCTACCCTTGATAGACAGCACGCCGTTTGCATTAATCGACTGCTTCAGCGCTTGAATTGTGAGCTTGTCACTCTCTTTTTTCACGTTTAATTCGTTGCTTAATGCCGTGAGTGGACTGATACCAGTCAAACCACCGTTTGTACTCATCAATCGAACATGGATAATGTCACCCTGACCAAAGAATTGCGTACCAATCATCGGTTCATCGAATGACACTTGATATAACAACCCGCTACCGTCATCGGTGATGTACGGTTGAACTTGTGAAGGCCGTAATTGTTCCCAACGTTGGTCTTGTCCGTTAGCATTGCGCCAACGATAAGCAAACGCTTCACCGTTGAACAACATTTGAGCAAAGAATGATTGCCAGAATGCGTGCGGGTTAGTTCGTGGATCAGGGTTATTCAAAATACCCTGTGCACGCGTTGCGTCCGCAATTAATCGTGAGCTTGCAAGGTCGCCACTGACTTGTGATACCAACGAGTACAAATCGCTGTTATGAATTGCTTCACGCACAGACACGTAATCTGAATTACCACCAGTTAGAAAGTTGACAATGCCGTCATCTAAACTGCCACCGTCAGAACTAGTAGCGAACATGTTGCTAATCTTAGGTGGCTTAAATACTGCCATACTCCTTTACTCCTTTCTGTTAGTGTTGGTGCCATTGTCGATAAGTACGACGCCATATCCAGCAACAGCAAGTGCAATAGTCAGCGAAATTCCACCAGCCAGTGCATTAATCGTTAAAAACATGGTCAAAACAAAAGCGACCAGTGCCAAGCTGAACAAAATAACGTCCAACCTAGCCCTAATCGCTCGTGCAAAGTCTTTAATTTTCTTAGTAATCATCAAGTAACCCACTTTCTGCGCTGTTGAACCAGTCCGCAACTTGCTGTGCACTCATGTGTTCAACTTGCCATGTGGCATCATTTACCATTCCAAACTCTTCAAAGTGATACATCGCTTGTGTCATGGCGTCGATAATAGCGTCCACAACGTCAATTTTTAGCGTGGCTTTTGTCTTATCAACTTGAATTCCCACACTATCTTCACGTAGCACGGCATTCAACAACGCCTTTTCCATTGTGATGTCGTCTAATCGGTCAACCGAATTCTCAACAAAGATGCGTTGTAAGAACTTGGTGGCGTCTTTCAGCTCACCCGTACGCTGCCTAATGGGTTGCAGTGGGAACACTGAATTGTTTTCCAGCATCTTCACCATGTTAGTGGCTCCCATTGCATCGTAACCAAAGAACAGCACGTCCAAGTCATTTTCTTCAACATAATCAAGCAACCAAGCGTAAACTTCGTCGTCATTAATCATTCCTTGTTCGTGGCTAGTAATGGTGGCATAGCCAAGTCGTTCAGCTTCACGGTAGTTGATACCGTCCTGCTTCTCTTTGGCTTCAATAGAACCAGATTTATGCCACGGTATGAATGAATGTTGTTCAATGTGCCATCGTCCATTACCTTCTGGATCAACATAAGGATAAACAAACGCAAGTGCTGTGTTATCGGACATCATTGAGTAGTCGAAGCCAATGTAAACTTGGCGTCCACGTATATCGAAGTCTGGAACAACAGCGCTTTCAACATCAGCCAAGTTTAAGAAGCTGTCAGTTGATTGTGCCAGCCACATGTTCATGTTTTTGGTTTGGAACGCTGGCAAATCACCTTGCAGCATCTTTGTATCGCGTTCAGTTGTCAAACCCTTTAGCAAAACTTCCCGTTGACCAGCCAAGTCGAGCAGTGGATTAGATTTCACCCAAGTTTCTGGCATAAAGGTCTCATCCAAGCTATCTTGCGCCCAAACTAGCACCAAATTGTCGTCATTTGAGCGGCTCCAGTCCTGTTCCATGATTTGCTGGCCAGCCTTTTGGTCGTCATGAAACGGCACCGTTGGGTCAGGGTACGAGGTCGAAATCTGAATAAATTGCTTATTGGGTACTTTAACCTGACCAGATGTGATCTTAGCAATCTTGTCACGACTCTTAATCTCTCCAATCTCATCAAATACAGCTGTCTTGAAGTGGAACGAGTCGTATTGTCCTGACTCATGACTAATCGCACGCATGATGTTGTTGAAATTTTTCATGACAATCTGGTCATTTTGAACTTTCAACCCTGATTCAGCAGCCAAAGACTTCCACGGTTCAACCGCTGTCATCTTATTAAGTGCTGTACCGATGTAACCGAACAGCTTACCAGTTTGCTTCCAGTTGATAGACGCAACAAGATAGTCTTGGTTAGACAATCCAATTGACTCAATCATGAAGTCATAGGCCATAAGAATAGCCATTAGATAAGTTTTACCTTGTCCGCGCGCAACTGACAGAATAGCCGTTGTATATCGTTTGTTACCAAGATGGTCACGCCACCCAACCAATTGAGTTAGCGCAAACTTTTCCCACGGCATAAGTGGCATTGGTTCACCGGTATCAACATCAGGAAATACACTCGCAAATTGAAGTATCTTGTTGGCTTCCCTGACGTTGTAATGGTAATCGAACGAATCATCTGTTTCTGAACGCACCAAGTCTTGAATATGCCGGAACGCTGCAAGCTTAATCATGTAGCCGGCCAGAACATCACCATCTAGGACACTGAATGCGTACTTTGTTCCAGCGTCCTTGTATTTGGTTCTGATATCTGCGTAATTACCATGTAGTTGCTGGTACCAACCTAGAACGTCGTGTGATTGAGTTAGATCAACTCTCATCATCATCACCTCCATTCAATAGCGCTTGCAGTTGTTCCGTAGCACTTGGCTTGTCTTTTCCGTCGTCCAAACTCAATTGCATAAGTTCAGCACGGCTGGCAGGTGATAAACCAAGCTCACCACCTAATGATTTCAACTGCTTAATGGCATCTGAGTAAATCTGTGTACTTGGGTTGCGCTTATAGCCCGTCATATCGTTAGCAATCACATCACCGGTCACTGGGTTAACCACCGTCTTATAAACTTTGGTAACTTGGCCATTCTCTTTGATATCTTCATAGGCATTTCGATAAATCTCGTATTGACTTGCGTACATTTCAACCAAATTCTTATCCAATGGAGCCATCTTGTTTGAAGCGTTAAGTACGGGCACCATTTTTCGCCACATGGCACTTGCAATCTTGCCTAAGTGATGTGGCGGGGTCAGCGACAAAACCGCGTCAGACTCGCTTTCATAGCTTTTTCGTGGCACCTAACATCACCTCCTTAATTGCTGGTACCCCCCTATTAAAAATTTTTCAAAATCAAACTTTTTTACAAGAAAACAGTAATGTGTGTGCTCTTCTTTTGAGACACTCAGGGGCGGGGTCATTTAATTTTCAGAACGTGTTCGAGTAATTATGCCTAAAAAATAAAAAGCGCTTAAAACGGCTCTCATTGCGTTTTAGCGCTATCCATAAAATCTGGTAAGTACTTAATGTCGGGCACTGCTGCCACGTTCTTCAATTCGTTCCCTGCTCCTGTACCGTAATACTCCTGCTCCCAACGTGTCTTACCAGTGTGGCATGGAGCACAGATGGTTGCTAGGTTGCTTAGGTCATCACGCTTGCTTGGATCGAACTCATAAGGAATGATGTGGTCAACTATCTTACCTGGCGTCATCCGTCCATTCGCCTTGCAGTATTGGCATAGGTAGTTGTCACGCTCTAGCACTGCTGGTCTTAGTCCATTCTTCCATTGCTTAGTGTGGTAGAACTTATCTTGTTCCAACTTGGTTTCATTACGTACTCGTTGCGTCTTATTGTAATTGCGATAATAGTTTTGCGTATGCTTGTCACTCCACTTCTTACGCTTTGCAAGATATTCAGATTCGTGATTCATATGCTCACTACAATAATGATTAGGTGAACTCGCTAATTTATGGCACTTGATACCCGCTGGACTTATAAATCTACAGATTGTCATTTTTGGCATATCGTTCTCCCTTATACCTATGCATTCTCATCGAATCGACCATCAAACGCCGTGTTGCGTGAATATTGCTTACCACCGTTAGTAACTATATCAACTACTTCATTATCACTATAAATGTACGTGTATTCCCCACGATTGATATTGTTACTCTTAATCATCTTTCTCATCAGGTGCATCTGCATAATCTAACTCCTTAAATGTGATACTCGACACGCAACTTGTCTTCATCGTATTCCAATGCATACAGTTCCTTGCCTGAACCAGTCCACCCATTCTTAACTTCATACCCGTCGGCTGGCTTAGGTGTACCAAACTGCCTGGTGATTACACCATGATCATCTGTTGTGCGTTCATTGTGCAAATGACCACGGTGTATCTCTTGGATATTTGAGATGCCCCACAACTTCGGATATTCCGTTGCGAACAACAGCCCTACATTCTTCTTGGCTACATCACCGTGTTGAATCATGATCGCAACCTTACCCAACATGTACGCTGTACGGTATCGGTTGTTCACATCAACTTCAACTTGTGGGAAACGCTCTTGCAGCCATCGCATCATCATGTATTCCAAATCAAATGAATGATTACCACCAACGTGCTTAATGAACACTCGACTGGCATTCTCTAGCGCCTTGGAAACAACGGCATCAAAAAAGGACATAGCTTCATTAATTGCTGAAACCATGTCCACTTCATCTAGCTGTGTCGCATTGACTGTCTGTGTTCTATTTATTTGGTCGGAATGGAACAAGTCACCAATGTTCTCAATAACAACATGATTGTAGCCTCGCTCGATAATCTCTAGTAACTCGCTCAACTTCCCTGCAATGTCTGCTTGCTTCGTAATACCGAAGTGCATGTCTGCTAGTGGTATAACCAAATTTCGTTCTGCCTGATAATTATTGCGTTCAATCTTCACTGGCTCTACCTTACCCGCAAATACGTTAGCAAGTTCAACAAGCGTGTATTCCTTCTTTGGCTCAACTACAATCTTTGACTGGTACAAATCAATCAGCCCACTCTTAGTTGAGTTCTGCTGCCAAAGATTATTGGTAGCTTGTTTCAAACGCCATTCATCAGGATTAAACCCGTGCGCTTTCAAAACGTATTCAGCCGACTTGGACTGTGCAACTGTCATCTTGATTAGTGTTGATGATGATTGCGACCCGTCAGCATTAATTGATGTCGTGGTCCGGCAATCATAATTAATTTCATTCTTGCGTTCAATCTCCAATATCTTATGGTTCACAGATGATGCCGTCGGAGTAATACCAAACTCACGATTTAATTGTTCAGCCACTTCTTGATAAGTTTTACCTTTTCGCCTGATTTCATAAGCTCTCACCGCTTGTTCATTAGTCCACTCCACCTTTATCACCTGCCTTTCACTGCAAAATATTTACCATTTAATTATTGAACTAATCGTTAAAATATCAGCCGTTATTCCATTCTTTTCAGGTCCATCAACTGTTACAGTTGGATAAATTCCCTTTCTAGAAGCTTCCTTCATACTTTTATAATCCCAAATACCTTCAAAAGGTACATGCATAATTTTTCTGAATTTAACAATTTCGTTTGGCGCTATTAGACTCAGGTTTTCTACATCTTCAGTTAAAAATGTTAACCCAGTGTCGGAATTATTTTTTATTGTTGTTTTTGCCCATGCAAAAGGCTTATTACCCGCATTATAAATAACAAACTCAACTCCGACCACTGTAGGATCAGTTGTAATACGAATCACTGAAGCGCTACTGATATGCAGGTCAACATATTTTTTCTCTTTTCTACTAGCTAAGTATAGAGAAACAGCCACGGCCGCTATCGTTCCGATAGCTCCGAACCATTCAGCCAACGAACCGGTATCTATCATGGCCCCAATATAAAAAGACATAGCTCCCATTCCTATAACAAAGCCAACAATCAAAAATGATACTTGTCTCGCTTTTTCCGGATTAAAAAGCCAATTTAAAAATTTACGCATATAACCTACCTCCGAAAAGATAGCTTACAACAAAATTTCTCAACACAAAAGCCAAAATAAAAAGCCAACCGTTTCCGATTGACTAATTATCGCCTCTAATTAAATGAATATTTTAAATAAAGCCAAACTTCCCCGACTTATTAATTTTTACTCAAGTCCTTAAAAGCACTTATCATATTGTCAACAGGCGCGAACGAATATCTAATCATCAATATAATAATAGATATAACATTCGCAAAGAACGCACCAGACAGAGCCAATTTCAAATTCAATTGGTAAAATGGAGTTTCATCCCTCATCAACGTGATAGGATCAACAATAACCCAAAATATGCCGATTGTCACCAGAGAGGTGAACACAAGATAAAACCAAAGCAGAGCTCGTCTAACTTTTGCTTTCGACTTAATATCCTCAGTAATCGCACCGATATATGCATTTCGAACTTCAATATCCTGGTTACCAAGTGCAGCTGCAATAGACGCCTCTGTGGAGGGAAGTTCAATTTTTTTCTTTTGTATCTTAGTAGTGCTTTCCTCGGTAATATTTACTGTGTCAATGTTTTTTCTAACTTCATTCTCTCTACTATCTTGTTCGACTTTTTCTTTGCGCAACTGATCAAGCTTGGAGTTTTTTGAATTAACCTCATTCTCTTCACCACTCATCGAGTATAGAACCTCACTCCTCTAGAAAATTATCTAGCCTTATCTTAGCGGCTTGCTCTGAAACGTTGAACTTCGTCGACAATTCGCTAATTAATTGCGTGTATGAAAAGTCAGAACTATCAATGAGTGATTTGATATCGGAATTTGTCATTAAAAAACTAGCCGCAAATTCGTTTGCAACTGTTTCTTCCTGCTTTTCATTAACTGAATAATCGGTTGCACCTCGATATTTTGTTACACTCAATACATCTCCATCAGGGACCGGATTGTCAGCATTAAACGGAATCCACTTATAATTAAGAACTAAATGTCCTAGTTCGTGCGCAATTGAAAAATTAATTCTTTTTTGTGAGTGTGTCGCATTTACTGAAATTACAGGTGCTTTTTTGTCCTTATCCCAAGACAAAAACCCATCATATTTTTCGTCAGTGAAATATGACACCTCGACTCCTGCACTTTCGAGAGCGTCCTCTAAGTTAGCGTAATCTTTAAGCTTCAGCTTTTCATTAATAAATTCAGCAATTGAATCGATGGTCCTTCGTAACTTATTGTCCATACGTCATTACCTCCGAAGCCTTATAAAGTCTCTACGATTTTATATTACAGATTTTTGGAAAAAACGCAACAATTACGTCGGCCGTTACTAGATATATAATCACAATATTGACCGATTATCACTTCGCCCAAGCACGTCAACTTAACCGTGCATCCACATATCAGGGGCCATGGCATGATTATTAGATTAGAGAAAGCATATCCTATGCTTAATTTGATATGTACACCAGTCTCCACATACAAGGCACTGGCACGGTAATAATTAATAAAGTTTTCCTTTTATGTAGTTTCATGTGTATGTATGCCAGGCAACGCTGGGCGCTGTCATGGACTTTATGCCCCGCTACCTGCAGATAGCTTTTGAATCCGGACGGAAACAAGTGGGACATGTGTGTGGGTGCAAGCTAGACCACTCCCAACTAGTATAAGGTAGCTTGTACGCCACCAGAGAGGGTCATCGTTGCTTTAAATATGCCACGAGTTACCGCGGGCTTTCGTAAGTATGTAATACCTAGCTAGTTTCCGTTATGACAAGTTGAAACATTTTATTAAATGAATGTCGTGTCTTATTAAGAGTGCAATTACATTGACTTACTATGCATGTGGTCAGGATTTGCACCTGACAGATGACCTATTCCGCCACACATGCTTTATTTCAACTTTGGTACTCTATCATAATAACTTGGAACACCCGCACCTTGCATGCGGCAGTTATGAACCCTATACGCGCTTTTCTTCGTAAAATTAGTCAAAATAAAATAAAAAGGTAACAATCTAACTGATTGCTACCTGATGTGAATATGCCGATAGTGGGATTCGAACCCACAACCAATTAAGGGACGGATTTTAAGTCCGCTGCGTATGCCAGTTCCGCCATATCGGCTTATAAAAGCAAAGATTGATAGACATCTGGGTGAGTGTTGTGGCCATATAGGGATGAAAAGGCCTAAGATCTATCAATCCATGCCATGTTCCCTACTGGTCTCGAACCAGTGACCGGACGGTTATGAGCCGTCTGCTCTAACCAACTGAGCTAAAGGAACAAAAGAATACTTCCAAATACAGCGAGTACGCATTCGGAAGTATTAAAAATTACTTATCAAACTTTTCCTTGATGTCTTCAACTGCATCTTCTGCAGCATCCTTAACATCTCCAAAGGCATCCTTGGCCTTACCCAATAGTCCTTGGACCTTACCTTCTACCTCACGAGTTTCATCTCCAGTAACCTTACCTTCAACTTCCTTCGCCTTACCTGCTACTTGATCCTTTGCGCCATCAATCTTGTCTTCTAAAGCCATGATCGTACCCCCCTCAGGTTATCTATAATATGCTACACACAAATGGTATATCCACTTGGTTAAATAGTCAATAAATAATTAATAAATTGCGCAACTAATAACTGCTGCTTTCCTTAACTCGCAGATCATCAACGTCAGAAAAATTATCAGCGAACAACAGAAACGCTTCATCGATAATCTCTTGACCACGTCTAGTGCTGTAACCAGTCAGTGCTTCTACTTGTAACCATTCTAAGTGTCGGACGTATCGCAACCACATGAAGTGCCTGTGTGGCTGTGTCATAACCTTGATGGCATGGACAACGGCATCGTAGTAGTACACAGCGTTAGCGTGATTAGTAAATCGTTCATCGTTAGCATTACCAAATGATCGTGCACTTGGCATGTCTGAAATTTCAACTGACTTCAAATCAACATATCCCATATCAGCCATGTTAACAATACGTGGCCACTCACTATCAAAAAACTCTCGAACCGCTTCTCTTGTTGCCTTCTCATTCACCGCTGGTAAAAGTGCCATTCCTACGTCCTCCGAACCATGTTAAAATGAACTTACTCCCAAATTCTTTTACATGCGCTGGACTTCGGTCTGGCGCTTTTTTTGCGATCATCCTTCTTCTACCCAATAGTAATAGCCAACTAACCACTTGCTGACCATATGTTTGATGAGCCACTTGCTACTTGTTCGATATGCCTGGCACTTGTTCCACGTCCGCGCAATCACACGCTTGCCTTCTGGCGTATAAGCGAGTTTGAAGTAGCCTTGCTTATCTCGGAAATAGTAATACTTACGCATGATCCTCCATCTCAATCCATGCATTAATTCCTTCGCTACGCTTACTGTTACGCAGTTG